CATGAACATCCTCTTCAAAACAAGGAATCCAATTCTTGTATAACCTTTTTTTGCAATAAAGTCTACTAACCAAACATCTTTGCCACCTCCCTTGTATCCATCAACAGGGAAATATTTTGTTCCAACGTACTCATCAACCTGCTCATCACTAGGGAATCCCCATGTAGCAAACATCAATGGCTCATGTAAATCATCTTTCATAATCTTATACTGTCTAATTCCTAAAGGTTTTTCAATATAATTTTGTATCATCTCGTCATCCCAATCCCTATGATGCTCACTATACCTCACCATCTCCAAAGCATCTTCATAGTCGTGACCATACATCACAGCGTAAAAGGATTGTACTCATTCACAGCCACAGATTGTGGTGGTCTTGTCATAGTCGTACGATTCTCCAACCCAACAGCTAAATATCTAAAAGCATCAGCAGCATGGCTCGTAAAGTCATGTCTTGGCTGATCTCGGAATATCTTTTTCTTCTCATCCCATTCCTGCCTATACTGTCGCAACATTTCCAATCCCTCTGCACATTTGTCTCTATCAAAGTAGCATTTAGGTATTATCATTCTAGCAGCATTGATTCCGTCAGCAATCTTCATTCTCGGTATCACCTTAAAGCGTATCCCCAAGCTAAAAGCAGTCTCTAACCTCGATTTCCCACTACCCAGTTCTCGAACCTCAATATCATGTGGAGCAAGATGATCTCCCCAGTGATAATCTTTCTTTCGCAATACTTCAGCGTAATGGTCCAAGCCAACGCCACTATTCTCATAATAGTCAATAACATTAACAGCACCCCCTCTATACACTTGTGCAAACCAAATAGCAGTCGAGTCATTAATACCTAAATCCCAAGCCGTATGAACTGGCAACGCAGGATCGTATGGAACCCTAGTAATCTTGCCCTTATCATCAGCATCAGCCAATAGTTTCCCATAATACGCACCAATTATAGCAGCCGTAAATGAACACTCATACTCTTGTTCATACTGCTCAGGTGTCATTTGCAACTGTGCAGCTTTGAGTTCCTCATCTTTCACAAGTTTCGTTTCACTAGCCTTGGCAATCTTCCAGTACCATTGGTCAGAGCCTTCTTCGCTCTGCTCTTTAGCCGATTGTAGTATTTCAAAAAAATGATTATGCCCAGCAGGTGTTCCCAAAAAGATAGCACTACCCTCTCTATCGGATAGGGCAGGTCTTACAACCTCCCCCCATACCCTAGGATTCTGCATCCCATACTCATCAAAGACACACAAGTCTAAGTATATACCTCTCAAAGCATCAGGATTCTCGCCTGATAACAACATAATCCGACCATTGTTAGGAAAGTCTGCTCTTAGTTCAGTCTCATTAAAGGTAACACCTGGTATCACACCAGCATAATACTTCACGTAATCCCAGCTAATCCTCTTAGCTTGCGTAAACGTAGGAGCAACTAACGCAACTCTTGGTCTTGGTAATGGACAAGTAAGCACGTGTTTAATCATATGATTGACAGCAAACACAGTTTTACCAAAGCGTCTGTGCATCACAAGCACATTCCACCTCTTCAGGTCTTTGTGCATCTCAGCCTGTAATGCTCTAGGCTTGTATGGTATCTTAACTTGCATCCTCGGAACCAGTCTCCCAAACTATCTTCAATGAACCATCACTGATCTCTACACCTGCTCGGCTCTTAGCTTCGCCAAATCTCTCTGGCAATATCTTCTGCACCTTCCAACGTACATGATGTCCATAGTCTCTCAATAGATTAGGATCGTAACTCTTTCGCCCATGTAACGCATCTCCGTACATATCCTCTAGCTCTTCTAGTGCTTTCTCAGCAGCCTGTCTCTGTGCAGTCTTAACCTCAGCATCTAGCTCTGCATTTTTGCTCATATGGCGATATAACGTAGCACGACTGACCTTTGCATCTGCACAAGCCTTGACTAGGCTGTGTCCGTCTGTAATGGATGCTATGATGTGCTCTTGTTTTGCTTTGCTTATCATGTGTGTGTAGAACTATCTATTAACATATATAAAAGTGAGCCGACCCCTTTGGGGTGTGCCGTCCTTAAAAATAGCCCCCCTTGCCTTATTAATTGCGTGTTATTGCGTGCTATTCTTTTTTTGCGTGCGTGGTTCATGCTATGCCGTGCGTGAATGTCTCAATGCTGTGTTTATAAAAATATATAATTGTCTTCCCTTTATATACTTTCAATAAACTATTTATTTAATGCAATCAATAAAATATTTACTTTAATAAACAGTAGCTGGGAAAACTATTTTACTAAGTCTTTGTTTTTCTTTGTTTTTTTATGCTTGCAAATAGAAGCTCTTTCTATATAATAATATGTATTGATTAACTTTTAGCAAAAGGATAAAACAACATGAACAACGTACACATTTCAAAAATGACAGGCAAGCTTGACGGCTTCCAAGCTATATCAACAAATACAATGACTAATCCATTTTGCATCAAACAAAATGCATCTGGAAAAGAAGATAATATCTGCACCAAGTGCTACTCTCACACAATGCTTAAAAGCTATCGTAAGAATATGCAACCAAGCCTCCAACGTAATAGTGACTTGCTTAGTGCAAAGGTCTTAGACCATAACCAATTACCAACAATATTAAATGCATTCTTTCGCTTTAATGCACATGGCGAGCTAATCAATGAAACTCACTTGATAAACCTTGTAAACATAGCTTTACACAATCCACATTGCAATTTTGCTTTATGGACTAAGAGAAACGATATTATTGCAAAATACTTCAAGTATAATGATAAACCTAAAAACTTAATACTTGTTTACAGTAATTCTAAGATATCAAACATAATGCAAAAGCTTCCAAAGTATTTTGATAAAACTTTTAACAATGTGTTAGAGCATGAACACAAAGATAAGCAGAATTGCACAGGTCAACAATGTAAGAATTGCTTACTATGTTACCAACATAACGGAGTTTCAACAATTGTTGAGAAAGTAAAAAAATATTAATCTTGTATCACTTATATACTAGGATCTTTCCTAGTATATGGGAGCTACAAGCTCATAACCTAGCAATAGAAAGGCGAATAAATGGGATACCAAGATAAAAAAGATCAATGTGTTGGATGCGATGCAAATACAGAAGGCACAATTAGAGAAGAATTCAATTGGCACTTGTGCAATGAGTGTTACCAACAAGCACTAGAAGAAGAAAGGGTAAACAATGACTAGCATAATAAAAGGCTATCTTAAATTCATAGCTTTAATAATAGCATCAGTAGCAACAGTATATATCTTATACTATGGCATATGGTTTTCATGCTTATTAAATGAATACTGCTATAATCAAAACTTTAACCTATAAACAAAAAGAATTGTAAAGGCTAGTTTAGTATAGTCTTTACATTAACCAAGCCATACGGCTCTTAAAACGCCAACAATGGCATAACTAGTAAAGGAGAAACTAAACAATGTATAAAGAGAAAATGGAATGTGATTATTGTGATCATATAGAATATTACGAAGACGAGAACAGTTTTTTCCAAGGAGAGATGTTTGGATTAGAAGATCATACTGTATCTTGTCCAAGCTGTTTAAACAAACTAGCAGAGAAAATAAATGGGAGAAACAGTAATGACTAAACAAACTATAGACATAACTCCTAATTGGAAGACAGCAAGTGAAATACTAATCATGGCTCTTCAAAATCCCAAGTTATCCAAAGAGGGATTTGACGAGGGCATGGCAACCATAAGAGAAATGGCAAGCAAGCTAGACATAGCTTGTAAGGAGCTAAACAAACTAGCAAAAGAGAAAGGACAATAACATGGATAAGCTAAAAGAATATCAAGCAAGGGTAACTATTTATTACAAGCTCCCAACAATACTAGCTTACGATAAAGAAGAAGCACTTGAGAAAGCAAAAGAAATTGATTGGGAAGACCATGTCAAGAATTGCATAATTGATATAGAAGAAGAGTATTAACCAAAATAAAAGGCTCTGCACAACATGAAATGCAGAGCCTTAACCTAGCAAAGGATAAGGAGAGATTATCATGCAATTAACAAAAGAGCAATTTAAAACTATCAGAAAAGAACTCCAATACACTCAAAAAGAGTTCGCAGAAATGTTAGGACTAACTATCAGAATGATAACGTACTACGAGTCAGGACAGATTCCAGTAAATAGGACTGTATCTATTTTAGTTAATCGTATCTATCAAGACGAGAAATAGGAGAAAGCAATGAAAATAGGACAAAGAATAAAAGCAAAAGATCAAGAAATATATGGCAAAATAGTTTGGTTATATCCTAACGAAGTAGTCATAGAAGACGAAGATGCTGAAACAGAAGATAATCAGCTATGCTTTAAACTGTCAGAGGTTGAGCAAATAAAAGAGAAATAACGCAAATCTATGTAAGTATATCTATGCAGTACTGTACTGCATAGATGTACTGTATTGCATTTCTATCAAATCTCAGATATTTTTTTTATTTTTATTATTGCATACATTCAGAAAGACTATGAAAACAAAACAATGTTTTGATAGTTGCCGTATGGCTTTGCTAGGACAGCTACGCTGATTATACGAAAGAGAAAAAACCTGTCAAGAAAATAATTTATCTTGGATATGTTTGCTAACGTAGCCATGCACAAAACGAGAAACATCTCTCATTCTTTGTTCAGCCTGTTCAAGCTCATTATAGTAAGACCAGTAAGCATCAAGAGTAACATCAGTCATATGATTA